TTCGAGCTAAAGTTAAACGTGATGAATTTTTCATTCTAAACTAAACATTAATTTTCCAGTTTTACCCCCTAAAATTAAGAATCAAAATAATAGACCATATTTAATGACTAATATATATATATTATAGGTAACTGGATGAGATTTCGTTTAATGCATTTACCAGTATTTTTTAATAAAATTATACCGATTGAACCGGTAGGAGGCGGAACTCCAACGGTCACAGCCGTATCAAGTCCAACTGCTACCGAGGGTTTAGACTTAGTATTTACAGTAACACTTTCTAATGCCACGATAGCCGATACAGTTTATAGCTATAATATTGATTGGGCTAATGGACTAAGTAATGCTGATATTACAGGCACTCTTTCTTCGGTTACTTTTAGTAATGGTGTAACTAAAACAACAGGAACAACCGATGGAAACTTAACCGTTCCGACTGGTGTTACAAATTTTACTGCAACATGGTCAATCGTAGATGATGCTCTTTATGAATTTAACGAGCGCATTAGCTTTACCGTGGGAGGTATCAATGGGCAAGGGACGATTACCGATAATGATACTGCCCCTGTAGTTAGTTTAGTATCGAATCAGACAACTTCTGAGGGTAATATCATGACATTCAATGTTTCTATCAGTGCAGCTTCTGGTAGAACGGTATCGGTTAATTATGCAACATCTGATAATACTGCGACAGCAGGTTTTGATTATACAGCAACAAGTGGGACATTAACTTGGGCTCCTTTAGATTCTAATGATAAAATATTTACCGTAGCAATATTAACTGATGATGCAACTCCTGAAACTGGTGAATATTTTACAGTAACACTTTCAAGTCCAGTAGGTTGTACGATTGGTACTGGCACTGCCACAGGTACGATTACGGATATACCTGCGGGACAATTTTTAGATGATTTTACAAGGGCAGACACTACAGCATCCATTGGTAATGGATGGACAGCTAATAGAGGAAATTGGGGGATTGTAGGAAATACAGCTTACTGCTCTACGACCACGACTACTAAAGGTACAGTTTTAAGAACATACTCTAATCCAAATGTTTCAGTCAGTGTGAAATTAGTTAATTCGAGTGGATTTGGTGGCGCAGGACTTATTATAAGAGCAACGGATTATAATAATAACATTTCAGCGACTATCAACGGAGCTAATACTATGCTTAGGTTGTATAAGCTAACGGCTGGAACTTATACTCAGATAGGTTCAACATATTTTGGGTCTATAGTACAGAATGATATTATTACATTGTCAGCAAATAGCTCTAATTTGATAGAATTTAAACTTAACGGTTCTGTTATATGTTCAGGTACAGAAGCCGCTGGAAGCGGCAATACTTTAATAGGCATGCTATCAGACCAAGCTGCAACGGCAAGATATGATAATTTTACTGCTACTGATTCTGCTGTTACTTCTTCATCTATATCAAGTATATCAGGTCAAAATGTTACAGAAGGTAATGATTTAATATTTGCCGTAGACGTAACTCCTGCAACACTCAGTACAACTACATTTTCTTACTCTGTATCTGGTTCTGCAACAGCATCTGTTGACTATACAGCTACTCCTACATTTAGCAATGGAGTTACTGAATCAGGAGGAATTGTAACAATTCCTATTGGGGTAAGTAGTTTTACTGTTACTTTTACAACTTTAGTAAATGGGGATGATTTAGAAACAATTAATCTTTTTATAAGCAACAAGATTGGAATAGGTACTATATTGGCAGTTGTTCCTGCTAGCGGGGATTCATTATCTACATTTGCTAAAACTGCATTAGTTATAGAAAATACTGCAACTACAGACACATTAAATGTAAGTGATGAAACAGTGAACGGAAGGGCTACTATATTCCCTCCATTGACAGGCACATTTACTAAGACAATTCATAAAACTGGTTCTGTTAATAGCAAGGTATTTAGTAAATCAAGGATTGGATATGCTAGATTTACTGGAAATAGCAGTGGCCCTAAGATTCGTATTGGTAATGCAAATTTAACGCTCCCTCAACGGCATTGCTTTGGATTGTTAGTAAGGGTAAATGGTACATCTGAATTAGGCGCAATAGGGTCTGGTTATACAGGAGAGTTAAACTTATGTGAAGTTACTCAAACAGATGGAACTAATAAGTACATGAGAATTACTTTGCCAGGGGGTAATTTTGCAACAACTGCAAAAAGAAAGAATCCAAATGTAATAAGGTCATCAGCAGGCTCAAGCAGTACATTATATGAGTATGCAGGATCGTCAAGTGCATGGGGAATTGCCCCTAATATGTATAAAGATAATTGTCCACCAACGTCTGAATGGACATGGATATGGGTAACAGGTAGAGATTTAACTGACGCTCAAACTGGTGAAGGTTCATTAACCTACAATGAATCTAATAGTACATTTCATGGAAATACTAATATTATGTTAAGAAAAGTAAATGAACCATCATTTAGTACAGGAGCTGTTTCTTATGTGAATCCTGCCTCACTTGGTGCATCTTTTGGCAATCAAGATATAGACTTTACTATTGGGGGAACAAGTGACACCACATCTAAAACATTTGATGTCGCAAGAGTTATTAAATTAAATTCATTCCCTGGATTCGGGAAAATAGCTGCGATGTGTGCAGGACATCATCCAGATTCAATATTAGGTAGTTTAACAGGCGATGAGTTCTGTATAGACTTAGGGGCAACTGGTAGTGTTCCTGCAGGTTGCACAGAAATTAATAGCCCGCCAACCTATAACCCTGCGGAAGATGGGCCAGTAGTATCTGTATATCACGGGCTTAATTCTAGTGATGTTGTTTTAAATGTAGTCAATAAGAGAATATCATAATGGCAATTAAAGACTTAAGAACATTACCTCCTGGAGCTGAACTAGAAATTTTAGTAACAGATGCTATTATTACTAAAAGTAATTTTGGTATAGGTTATCATGGATGGCCTAATGACTGGAATACAACATATCCAGTGCCTTTTAATTCTCCTGGCACATGGTATGGAGGAACCAATGCTTCATCTCATGCTGATGCACAAAATCCATTTGGTGACACTAATAGAGAATTGTTACATCAGTACGAAAGTGTAAAATGGATAAGATCATTTTATCCTGGAGCGAGAGCATTTTATGATTCATCAGCAGGGGCTCCATTATCACAGGCGGTTAATGATAGGTTTTTAGATGTATTGGATTTTTGGTATGACAAAGGCAATAAATTACTCTGGAATATAGGAGTATTTTCAGCATACAGTCAAGCTACATTAGCTGCAAGTATAAGTGGCACAACAATGACTGTCACATCTGCTACTGGTGGCAGCCCTCCAATACCTGCTTGTGGTTTGAATAATGGCTGTACAAAAACGATGTCAATTTCTGGCATTGGAGTTACACCTGGAACTTATATCGTTAACCAAATTACAAGTTCAGAATCAGATAATGCATCAGGTAAAAGAGGCACTTATACAGTAAGTCATTCACAAACAGTACCTTCTACTACAATTACTGGTGTGTATTCACTATGGCCAGGAAAGCAGATAGATTCACTTGAGCATGAACAACAGGTAAAGGATTATGTAACAGCACTATTGACCTCAACAAGAACAAATCCAAATGGGAAAGGATATACAATTGCCAATCACCCTTCTCTTGGAGCTGTTGAGGTATCTAATGAAGCAGTAAATTCTGATGGATTCCCCACCAGTTATGCCAGGTGTTGCAGAATAGTATCTAATTTATTTGAATATTATAAACCAGACTGCAAAGTAATTACTTTGACAAGTGTTGGGGGAGTAGATTCTTATATTTATAATTATCAAATGGCTAGTGCTGCATCTTTAGGAGCAGGTGCTACAGATGGAACTTCAGATGATGGAACTGGAAAATATGCTATTGATTATGGATATGCAGCAGCGCATCATCAGTATAGAGATAATTGTGAATCAGTCAGCCAATATAATGCTTTTGTTGCTAATGGCGATTTAGGGGGGCTAACAATAAATAACAATAGAGGGCTAGCTATTGTAGAAAGAGCTTATAATTTAATGGGGACATTCAATCAGTCTGCCCCTGCTATTATTAAAAATACCACTTACAAATCACATCCTATGTGGTGTACTGAAACAGGATTAGTAGTAGCCGAAGATTATGCTATTGATGGCTCATTTTTAGGAATAGCTGGGTTTAGATGGGGGTCTGTTAATAGAGAAGAAAGATTTGCTAATTTAGTTAGATGGTGGCTACCAATTTTATTGGGAACTTCAGATTATGAAACAGCCGCAACAGCAACTACCACACTAAGTTCAGGAGGAATATCTGGCACTAATAGCTTTGTTGTAGCATCAGCTACAGGAATTGTAAAAGGAATGAAGGTAACAGGAACAGGAATACCTTATAGGAATACTTATGTTTCAGACATTAGTGGAACTACGGTAACACTAAGCCACAACTTTAATGCTACTGGAACTGGTACATATAATTTCTATAAGCAATGTCTTGGGGTTCTATTTGGGTATACTGGAGATATCTCAGGAACAACAAGACCTACTACTGCAACATCTGGAAATTCATCTAACGGAACAATGAGCAATATAAGAGTTGGATCTGGTGGTAAAATAAGATTTACTGCAAGCTCTTCACCAAGTCGTGGGTGGATAGAAAATATGTCTATTGTTATTACCGCACCTGCTGGAGGGTGGTCTGACTTAGGGATGGCGGGAGGCGATAAGAAAAGATTTGAGGTTAATATAATAGATGCTCCAAACAGATATTTAGAAATACAAGGGTCAACTTTTACTACATCACCTGCTGCATCTGTTAATTATACTGAGTTTCAAACGTGCCATTTTAGCTTTCCTGAAGAGCTTAAAACATTAGTAGATACTTTAACTCTAGGGAAAAATACTATTGGATTAATATGGTATATAGGAAATACAAGTCCTGGAATATTCTGGCACGTTGAAGGTGTTGGCACTTGGTATACAACATCAACTGGTGAAGTAAGGCAGTGGTAACAACTTAATTTCACAACAAGCTCACTTCGGTGGGCTTTTTTATTACCTTCAAATATTCCAGTTTTACCCCCTAAAATCAAGAATCAATAAAAGTCATGATTCAACCTTGAATAAAGCTATTTATTTTTGAGGTTAACATGCCTAAGCAATTTTATAACATTCGTGCAAAAACTAATGACTCAGCTGAGATCCTTATTTATGGAGACATCGGCGAATCATGGTGGGGCGAAAGCGTTACTGCTAAAGAGTTCGTGCGTGAAGTGGCCGCATTAGATGTTAAAAATCTCACAATTAGAATCAATAGTGCCGGGGGATCTGTTTCTGACGGCATTGCCATTTATAATGCCATCAAGCGTCACCCCGCCAATGTCACAGTAGTTATTGATGCATTGGCCGCCTCTGCCGCCAGCTTAATCGCCATGGCAGGCGATACGGTTGAGATGGCAGAAAATGCCTTATTAATGATTCATGCGCCATGGGGCGGCGTTGCTGGTAATAGTGCTAATCTGCGTGAATATGCAGATTTATTAGATACCTACGCTAAAGCCATGTCAACTTCCTATGCAACAAAAACAGGTCGCCCACAAGAAGAAATGCTCGCATTACTCACTGATGGCATTGACCATTGGTATGACAGCGATTCTGCTATTTCAGAAAAGTTCATTGATGCAGCTACGCCAGCCCTTGCGCTGGCTGCAAGTCTTGACCGTGCCGAGATTTCAGCACGTTTTAAATCCATGCCCTTAAAAGCACAAACCAACGTGGCAGCCGCCACGATCACCCCTAAGGAGATTCAAATGCCAGGTTCAAATAATCCGGCGGCTGCGCAAGAAACTGTAGCCGCAACTCAAGTAGATATTGCAGCGGTTCAGGCCGCTGCACTACAAGCAGATGCAACACGGCGCTCTAATATTAAAGCACTGGTCACGGGTAATTTAGTCGGGACTGCTGGCCTTGATGCCGTTATTACCGCAGCTGCCGATGATGTAAATTGCACATTAGAAACCGCCCAGCAAAAAGTTCTAGCTCATTTGGCTAAAGGCGTAGAGCCGTTAGCCGCCAGCCATATTAGCAACGGCAGCTTCAACGGCGCAGACGAAATGCGTAAAGACATTGTTTCATCATTAAGTGTGCGTGCCGGCCTTGAAAAATCATCAGGCAATAACCAATTCCGGGGCTATACTTTATATGAATTAGCTCGCGCCAGTGTTGAGCGTTCAGGGATTAAAACTTCTCATTTAGATAAAATGGGCGTAGTAGCAGCCGCTTTTACTCACAGTTCAAGCGACTTTACGAATTTGCTAGCAGATGTGGCTAATAAATCCATGTTAAAAGGCTATGAAGAAGCGGATGAAACTTTCCAGCTTTGGACAACAGCCGGCGAGCTTTCTGACTTCAAACCAAATAGACGCGTTGATCTCAATACGTTTCCATTATTGGACGTAGTGCCAGAAGGCGCTGAGTATTTATATGGCACAACCGGCGATCGTGGCGAAACGATCCAGCTAGCCACTTACGGCAAAATGTTTGGCATTACCCGCCAAGCCATCATTAATGATGATTTAAGCGCATTCAGCAAAATTCCTCGCGCCATGGGCCGTGCGGCCATTCGTACCGTTGGTAATCTGGTGTACTCAGTTTTAACCGGCAATCCTAACATGTCTGATGGCGTAGCTCTATTCCACGCCACACACAGCAATTTGGCAGGTACGGCATCAGTCATCAGCACTACATCGATTGATGCGATGGCGGCGGCGATGCAAAAACAAAAAGACCCTACAGGCAGCACTCTTAATGTAAAACTTGGCTATGTAATCGTGCCAGTGGCTTTACGCGGTTTAGCGATGCAAGTTGCGCAATCTGAAATTGAAGTGGGCGCTGTGAATAAAAACAACACTACGCCAAACTGGGTACGTGGACAGTTTGAAGTGATTGCAGATGCACGTTTAGATACGGCAAGCACAACCTCATGGTATGGCGCCGCAAACCCGTCGATGTATGACACTATTGAAGTGGCCTACTTAGATGGCAATCAGGCGCCAACACTTGAGCAACAAGCAGGCTGGGGCGTTGATGGTGTTGAATTTAAAGTGCGATTGGATGCAGGCGTGAAAGCACTTGATTACCGTACATTAGCTAAAAATGCAGGAGCTTAATAACCCTTAGTAATTTTAAATAGCGGCTACTCAGTAGCTGCTAAATTAAAGGAATAAATCATGAAAAATTATGTACAAGATGGCGATGTAATCGCGCTGATTGCCCCTTACGCCGTAAATTCAGGCGGTGGTGCTTTAGTCGGCACGATTTTTGGTGTAGCAATATCGGATGTTGCCAATGGGGCCTCAGGCCAATTTCAGCGTGATGGTGTAGTGGATATTACTGCGCTAACCACGGATGTGATTGCTCAAGGCGCAAAAGTCTATTGGGATAATACCAATAAACGCATCACAGGAACGGTCGGCAGCAATACTTTAGTCGGCGCGGCACTAGTTGCCAAAGCCAACGGTGAAACCACTTGCCGCGTGATGCTGGATGGTGCCATTCGTTAATGCCTAATCCATTCGCCGCCATTGAAGCTCGTGTTAACCAGCATGCCGTTGGCATACTGGCGAATGCCGAGGCTGATTTTGGGGGAGGATTGATTGTTTCAGGCGTGTTTGATGAGTTTCCGGCAATGGCATTTGATTTAGTCAATAATCCAAAGCCTCAATTCAGGTGCTTACAGTCAGCAATATCCAGCGTACTTAAAAATGCAGCAGTGACGATTCGTGGGATTAGTTATACATGTTATGCAATAGATCGTGATGGCACTGGTTTGGTCACGATTGATTTGAATAAAGCATAACCATGGCAAACCATGTACGTCAGCAAATTAGAGATGCTGCAGTTACTTTACTCACAGGCTTATCAATTACTGGAAGCCGTGTTTATAAAACGAGAATGCAGCGATTAGAAAGTACCGATTTACCCTGTTTGCTGGTGAATACCGATAGCGAGCAGATTGAAGCACAAACCATTGTGTTTAATTCTTTATTAGAAAGACAACTTAATTTATCGGTCAGGATTTTAGTACAAAATTCGACTACTTTTGATGATGTAGTTGATGCAGTTATAAAAGACATTGAAATAGCCATCAATGCAAGCGAAACAAGTAACACACTCAATGGATTAGCAGAAAAGATAGAAATGAAAAATATTGACGTGAGTGTTGACGCAACTGGCGAACAGCCGATTGCTGAAGCCACCCTCACATTTTTAGTCACTTATTACACATTGGCGAATGCGCCAGATAGTTCAAT